CTAAGTCTAAAGTCCACGTAGGAACAGAACAATCTTGCAAAGATTGGATTAAAAAGAACTCTAAACATTTTATCCATAAAGGTAAAGATTTTGTTATTTTCAAAGGTACGTATGGAAAAGTAAAAAATAAAGATCGGGTAGATTTCAAGTATGTAGCTGAAACCGTAGAACTTGATGAACGCAACTATGCTAAAGAGTATGCTAATTACCATAGCAGACCAGAGCAAATTGCAAACCGTTCTTCAAGAAACCAAGCACGTAGAATTATGGCTAAAGATAATGACGTTGAAGGTATGGATGTTGGACATAAAGACAACAACCCACTGAACAACGATCCTAAAAATCTACAAGTAGAAGACCCAAGTGATAATCGTCGTGAGCCACGTATGCGTAACGAAGGTACTTGGGCAACTCCTGACACTCCTAAGAAAAAAATGACATTGAAGAAAATATTATCTAAGCCACTTAAAGCAAAAGATGCTGAAAAAGCTATGTATAGCATTATTGGGGATGATGAACTTTTTGATGCGTTTGATGAAGCTAAGCCAAATGAAGATGTTCGTTCACTCATTAAATCGCGCATGAAAGAAATGGGAATTAAAGAAGACTTGGATGAAGGTAAGCAAGCCAAATACCCTCTTTACCACAAAGATTTCTCAGGTGCTATGAAAACAGCATATGATCACGCTAAGAAAAATCTTGGTGTAATTGTTGACCCATCAGAGATTGATGATAAGGTTGCAATGGGTCCTAGAAAGCCAAGCACAGGTAAGACAAACTCTTATCGCTTGACAGACAAAAGTGGCAAGAAAGCTATTCAAGTACAAGTATACAACACTGGCAAAAGCTATGAGTTGAACATGTACAAAGAAGACTTAGACTTTGTATATGAAGCAGTTGTTACATATGAAGATGATTATGATACTATTGTCAATATAACAATAGAAAAAGATAAGTTTATGTACGCTATGGGTAGAGATAAGCCACAAGATATCGCCAAAAGATACCCTTGGAAAAACAGTGCTAACTTAATTCTTGAGCCAACGATGTATAAAAGATCAAGGTCTTGGGACGATGTACACCAATATCTATTGAGATTCTTAGGTAATAAAAGAGGTATGGATAGCGCCATTCGTCAAGTATTCAGCCACAATGATGCGCCTATCATTTACAAAGAAGAAGTAGAACTTGATCTAGCAGAAGGGTTTTCACCTGCACAAATAGACAAGCTTAGAAAGCAGTATAAATCATTACCAGATCGTCTGTCAACAGACCAAGCAATGAAACTGGGTAAAGTCCTCAAAGGTATGCCTAAAGATCAGTTAATAGCAATTGCTCGTGCTGACATTAAATGGCTTTCCTCAAGTGCAGTTACTAACTTGATTATACAGGGTGTCAAAGCATCTGAAATCAATGAAGAAGTTCAACTTGATGAAGCGTTTAAAGCTGGTGGACTTAAGTTAAAAGATGGCAAACAAGTATTAGTCAAAAAAGATGATGCAATGATGCTGAATGATTTGATGAAACAACTTAGTAAGCCAAACGTCAAGAAAATGACAGATACATTAATGAAAAACAAAAAGGGTTATGCAGAAATCCTTGGTTTTGCAAAAGATAGTCACGAATAATGGCTTGGGTGGATGTTCCAGGGTCAAATGCTATTTGGCAATATGACAATGCGGCAACTGCGGCTGATACATATGCTGATGCTAATGGAACAACCGCTGCTGGTGTAAGAACATTTACCCCACCTAACGGGGGAAGCGCACAGGCGACTTATGTTAAAGTGCGTAAGAAGGGTGAGACTACTGAGCGTGGTGAATTAAGTAAAACATATTATGATGCAAGAATATAAAAAATACATAAATACAATATAAATAAGTGTTTAAAGGAATAGAAATATGAGACTGATTACAGAAGTAGTAGAGGATTGCAACGTAGCAACTGAAATTAACGAAGAAACAGGAAAGAAATCCTATTTCGTCGAAGGTATCTTCATGCAAGGCGATATTAAAAACCGTAATGGTCGAATCTACCCTGCACAGATACTTGAAAATGAAATGGTACGTTATAATAAAGACTTTATCACTACAAAACGTGCTTTAGGAGAACTAGGTCATCCAGATGGTCCGACTATCAATGGTGATCGTGTTTCTCATTTAATTACCGACATGAAACGTGAAGGTTCAAACTTTATTGGTAAGGCCAAAATTCTTGGTACTCCAATGGGCGAGATCGTAAAAACGTTCATGGATGAGGGGGTTACTATTGGTGTGTCCACTCGTGGTTTAGGTTCAGTGAAACCAACAAAAGATGGTATTATGGAAGTTCAAAATGACTTTCACTTAGCCACTGTTGATATTGTAACTGACCCATCAGGTCCGAATTGTTTTGTTAATGGTATCATGGAAAATGCTGAATATTATTTCGACATTGGTTCTGGCAATTGGATTGCTCAAGAGCCTATCGAACAAGTGATCGAAGAAATACAAGAAGTTGTGGAGAAAGAAGTAAAGCGTATCGTTCGTCGTGTAGACGAAGCAACAGCACATAGACTGTTTGAGCGTTTTATAAAGTCTCTTAAGAATTGAAAAGTAACAAAATTATAAATAATACTAATATAAGTATCCAAATAAAGGAGTAGAACATATGTCAAACGACCTAGAAGAAAAGTTCGTCGAGAAATCGGGTGGCGGCGATGTTCCTGCGGGAGAAGTGCAGGACACAGCGACACCAGAAGGCGGCGCAATTAAAAAGAAGAAGGCTGACGTAGCTAAGAAAGTCGATCCAAAGGCTGACAAAGTTGCACCAGCACCTATGCAAGCAGAAGAAGCAGAAGCAGAAGTTGAAGCTGAAGTTGTTGCAGAAGAAGTTATCGAATTTGATGAGTCAATTGCGAATATGTTCGAAGGCATGGATTTGTCTGAAGAATTTACAAACAAAGTGACTGTCGTATTTGAAGCGGCTGTAAATGAAGCATCTATCAAAAGATCAGACGCTATCATCGCAGAGAAAACAGAAGCACTTGCAGTATCAATGCAAGAGGCGGCTGATGCTTCTATCGATAACGTTGTAGAAAATCTTGATTCGTATCTTGACTACGTTGTAGAAGAGTGGATGACAGAAAACAGTTTAGCTATTGAAGCTGGAATTAAAGTGGAAATGGCTGAGTCGTTAATGGATGGACTAAAAGGCTTATTCGTAGAGCATAACATCGAAATCAATGAAGACACTGTTGATGTAGTTGCTGGCTTAGAAGAAGAAGTTGAAGGTCTTAAAGCAGACGCAAATAAAGCAATCACTGAAAACGTAACTCTTGCAAAAGAGATCGCTTCATTGAAAGCAGATGCGGCTTTTGAAGAAATGACCGAAGGACTTACACTTACACAAGTTGAGCGCCTAAAGGTTCTTTCAGAAAAATTAGCTTTCGATGATATCGAAGCTTACAAATCTGATCTTACAACACTTAAAGAGTCTTTCTTTGCAAAGAGCAAGCCTTTGGTAGAAGAAGTGACAGATGAAGAAGAAATCATTGTTGAAGATACAGACGTTAAACAGCCAGTATCAGAATACAGTAACATCAACGCACTTCTTGAGGGCTTCAGCAGAATGCCATCAAAATCTTAACCCCAGATGAAAATCTAATTATTATAAATATACTCAGACAATACAAACAAGGAGATAGAATCACATGACTCAGTCAAACTATCAGCAACTGGTAGAAAAATGGGGTCCAATTTTGGAACACACATCTTTCGCACCAATTCAAGACAACCACAAGAAATCTGTCACAGCGACAATTCTTGAAAACACAGAGAAAGCTCTCATGGAATCAGGCGACACGTCTGCTAACATGTCAGGTTTCTTAGCAGAAACTGCGGCTAACGATGCAGGTACAGGCGGCTTCGGCGGCGGTTCTACAGCGGCTGGTCCAACAGCAGGTTATGACCCTGTATTAATTTCACTAGTACGTCGTGCGATGCCAAACCTAATCGCATATGACATTGCTGGTGTTCAGCCAATGACAGGTCCAACAGGCTTGATCTTTGCGATGCGTTCAAAGTACACATCACAAGCTGGCGACGAAGCGTTCTACGGCGAAGCTGACACAGACTTCTCTGGTGACGGAACACACGCACAAACACTACCACATGCATCACCTACTACAGGTACTGGCATGGGTACAACTGAAGCAGAAGCTTTGGGTGACGGAAACGGCACTAACTTCGCAGAAATGGCTTTCTCAATTGAAAAAGTTACTGTTGCGGCAAAGTCACGCGCTTTGAAAGCAGAGTACACAACTGAACTAGCACAAGACTTGAAAGCTGTTCACGGTTTGGACGCTGAAACAGAATTGGCTAACATTTTGCAGTCTGAAATCCTAGTGGAAATCAACCGCGAATTAGTTCGTACAATTTACACAACAGCTAAACCAGGTGCGGCAGACACTGCGGTACAAGGTACTTTCGATCTTGACGTAGACGCAAATGGTCGTTGGTCAGTTGAGAAGTTCAAAGGTCTTATGTTCCAAATCGAGCAAGAAGCTAACGCTATTGCTAAAGGCACAAGACGTGGTAAAGGTAACATGGTTATCTGTTCATCTGATGTTGCTTCTGCACTTCAAATGGCAGGTGTACTAGATTACACACCAGCACTTAACAGCAACGCACTAAACGTTGATGACACAGGCAACACATTCGCAGGTGTTCTTAACGGACGTTACAAAGTGTATATCGATCCATATGCAGTAGGCAACTACTTGGTAGTAGGATACAAAGGTTCTTCATCTTTCGATGCAGGTCTATTCTATTGCCCATACGTACCATTACAAATGGTTCGTGCAGTTGGTGAGAACAGCTTCCAACCAAAAATCGGGTTTAAAACTCGTTACGGTATGGTTGCTAACCCATATGCACACGGCGCGGCTCAAGGTTCTGGCGCACTTACTGCCAACCTTAACGAATACTACCGTCGCGTTAAAGTGGACAACTTGTTCTAAGAATAAGATATCGGATAACGATACTAACTTTAAGGGAAGCTTTCGGGCTTCCCTTTTTTTGTTTAATTTTATGAGGATTGTGTTTATGACTATAGAAGAACTAAAGAAAATGAATGAAGTTTTTTATGCTGTTAAAGGACACTTGTTTCCTACTAGTTACGGTTTAGTAGAAATACGAAATGTTTACGACAGCTACTTTAAACGTCTTTGGGGTAATCACGAAAGATTGGTGAATAGTCGGGAAGACTTTGAGGCTGTTTGGGAAGCCAGAACAACTTGGCTTCACGATATAGAAGAAGATTAAGCCAAATACTCAGAAAGTTTGTGTGCTTTGCGACAGAAATCGTGATAAGCACTTGTTACTTTGTAATGGTTATAGAAGAAATACTTACGAACTCTTTGCCAAATGGTTCTCTCGTTCATCGGATAACCAAACGAAAACACAATGCATTCATAGTGCGTGTAGTTTCTATTTGTTTGTATGTTCCAAAATTTTGTTAAATCTAAATCTGTATATGGTTTTTCTCTTCTGCGCTGCTGGGGAGCTTCATGGTATAACAAATCGTCATATACAATATGTAAAGTAATGCCACCATCAGACCACCAAGGAACTTCTTTGCAAGGTCGTTCAACTGTATTGATTACATTATCGTACCAATGTATATCACAACCTAGACTATTCATTTCAGAAACAAATTGCCTTTTTTGTTCTTTAGTATTAAACACAACACCAATATATCTATGTCTTGAATCATCATGACCTTGGCAACTAGTAAAGGTAAGGTAGCCTTTTTTATGTAGAGCTAGGACGCCTTCTTTAACTTCTGGCTCTAAATTATCTTCAATGATGTCAGAATATTGACTGACAAACGTACTTACATAGTTACCATCTTCATCTTTAAAACAATACGTTCTGCCATTTATGAGGTGATCATTACCCTTAACAAACATAGCATAGCGATGCCCATCCTCTGCCGATTGCAGTAGAGGCTGATTTTGTTCTTGTTGTTGATAGTAGGGAACTACAATTTCATATTGGCTTTTCAATAGGTTCTCCATAGCAATAAAGGGGCTTGACGCCCCCTTATTTATGTGTTATTCTAAAAGTTTACATACCTAGTGCTGACATATACATTTCTGTAACAGCATTTTCGTTATCGACATCATCACGATTACGTTTACGGATTGCCACGATTTTACGGATAATCTTAGCTTCATAACCACGAGATTTTGCTTCTTGTAACACTTCTTTTGTGCTATCAGCAATACCTGCTTTTTCAGCGTCAAGGGTTTCTACACGCTCTACAAAAGATCGCAATTCCTCAGCGGTTACCTTATATACCTGTTGTGATGAGTCAGATAAGATAGTTTCTGTTGTACCGTTATTCATTATATATTCCTTTTCAATTTGTAGTATTTATTGTAGGTCTGTTTCACCTTAGCTAGTTCTGGATGTCGATGTATCCACTGTCCTGTTGAAGGATCGAATTGTTCTCGAAAGAACCTATCCATTACCTCGTGACCAGTATCTATAGACGTATCGACTTCCAAACATTTCTTATCAAATTCTGCATCTGACATTATCTCAGAGTTTTCAATCTCGTAAGCATATGCGGCTATGCAGAGTTTGATGCGAAGATGAGTCTGCCTTTCGACAGACCCACCCCATTTAGGTTCGTCTTGTAAGAATGCTTCTAGTGACATTATCCCCCTACTGTTTTCATGTGTTCTTCCACAGACCAATCGAACCATGCAGAAGCTAATTTAGATTGATTAGTTGAAGATATGAAATCACCCATCTTTGACCAAATTTCAGACTGAACTAAATCCCAGTCAATACCGTGACCGTTCTTTTCTGAATTACTGACGTTCCAAACGGCAACATCAAATGCTTTATTCATTTCACCAAATAGTTCTTGTTGATTTGACTTATACATTTTGTATCTCCTACCAATACTTTTCTACAGTTACAGACCAATGGGCTTCTTGCCACTGTTCACCAGTAACAGAGCTAATACCATCATTGAAAAAAGGACCTCGTACATAATAGTCTGCATTAGGCGCAGTATCACGAACGTTTGCATAGCTATCTACTTTTTTCTGGGCGGCGGCCTCAGTTGCGTAGGTGAATGTTTCTTTCTTATGCATTGTAATGTCTCTCTTGTTGTTACCTATACTGTATAGTACATGATTCGTATGGTGTCAACTACAATTTTCCATCTTCTCTCATTTGTTTGCGAATTTTTGTAGCAGAGATGTTATGCACTTCTTCACCAAGATCGTGTTCGGTAAATGTGTATCCTACACCACGTCCATAACTGATATCAACAATGTTAGGAACCTCTAAGATAAGGTAATCGTGACCGTTGTAGAAGCCGTGTGGGGCTAGTCCACTTTCGATGTTAGCAATGACGTCAATCATCCCAAAGGGGTTGTCATCTTGCGCTACAGTGCGCCCAGCGCCCGCGTCACCGTCATACTTGAACACGTCACGTACCATGATAACAACTTGTCCAGTGATAGCGTGAGCCTTCTTAAATAGGGCTGTATGACCATCGTGCCAAGGTTGCCAACGCCCCAACATCTGTACTGTTGGTTTCTTGTAATCAAACATTATAATTCTCCATCCCAAGGTTTGTCATCTTTAATTGCCACGTACCGTTGAACTACTTTGTGCAACACGTCTGGTGTATTAGTAAACCATTTTTCTACATGATAATCTACGTTCTCAGGTGTTTCAAACATATCATTCGTATCTTCAAATCTACCACGAGAAATAGTGTCCATCCATACAGTAAAGTCTGGATTGAACTTTGATCTTGTTTCATCTGTGGGGCAAACAAAGTCAGCTACTGCAACCTTACCTGCCATTACAATCCCATCTGATAGATGTTTCATACGATTTGCTTGTCTGATGCGTCCTTCTAGCGAGAAGTCCCAATCGTCGTAGCTTGTTCGTATGATGTCAGCATTGACCCACACGCCCCCCAGAAGCTCTGCTAGGGGCTTTGCAAGAGTAGACTTACCTGATCCAGGTAAGCCCATAATAAGTATCTTCATTTGTCATTCTCTTCTGTTAGGTCTATATCCCAAATTGAAATTAATATGGAAAGAGTTGTAATTAAAACATATAAAGCACTAAAACCCCCTATAAAATCCCAACCAACTTGATAGAACATGTAAATTGAAAATGCCTGTGTGGCGTTGTGTAAAAGTTTCCAACTAGCTGAAGTATCAGCGTATGCTAATTCCACTTCCCAATTTGGGCTAAACACTAATACACAAACTCTAACGAATTTGTATAGTTGATACGCCATAACCGAAAGGTTGATATACAGAAATATTGGGTCAGAGTAATTCTGGTATAGTAGAATTCCAAAGAGATTTGCAGTTATAAAAATTAAAGTCCATTTCATTCTATTATATTCCACGAATAAGCATTAAGGGGTCAATCCAAATTAGAAGTAGCCCTAAAGCTACTCCCAGTAATATCATATCTGTAACTTTAAGATGCATCAGCCATTTCCAATGCTAAGTCAAGAGCTTTTACTTTACGGTTTGCGTTGTTGCCAAACCAAGCAGAAGTCATGCGCGTATCGGCAGAACGTCCTAGCTCGTGATCAGCCATGTATGTCACTGCATTGTAAGCGTTCCACCATGTACCAGGACGAAAGTTGTCACCCGGTTGGTTTTCAGTTACTTCTACTGCACGTCGTGCTGTAGTTGAAAGTGTCTGATCTTCACGAGTAGACTCTCCAAAGATTTTACCAAAGAACTTCTCTAGTTGCTCACGCTTGTAGTTACGTGAACCAAGAAACTCTGCGGCTTCTTTGAACTGCTCCACTTTATTATGTGATACACCAAGTATTTCTTTTACACGCTCTGGATCGAACTGTGTACGGTGATTGACACGCACTGAAGCTTGACGATCATCGCTCAACGCTACTGCAAGAGTGTTGTTGCATACTACACGCTCCATAACGAATTTGATGTCGATTGATTTGCCATACATGTGTGGGTTGGAAAATAAAAGATAACCACGCACTTCATCACCATCAAACAACGTAAACCCATCACGAACATCAGCCATAGCCCATACGATTTGTCCACCTTTAAGCGAACCCGCAGTGTCCATAGCCATATCACCGTTAGAAACAAACTCTGTAAAGAAGTCGAAAGCTTCAGAGTTTTGCACAGGGTTCCAGTTCTTACCAACTTGCGTTAGAACCTTACCATCTGTTTCGCGTACTAATGCTTGTTGACCTGTAGCGATGTTGTCACCTTTGAAGCGGAAGTAGGTGTTAACCTTCTCTACACCCCAATCAAGATTGGCGGCTTGCATCATTTCTCTTGGTGACATGTCGTCACCTACTGGTGTACCTAGTCCATGCCAAGGTAGTCCATTGCTTGCGCGATATGCCATTTGAGCTTCGCCATTAATCATTTCAAGTTCATGTGCCATTATATAACCCTTTCAAGGTTTAAGTTTGTTTTCATTACAAGTGATTCTATTTGTTCTTACTTTATATTATCAAAACAAGTTTGTGTCAACACCTAATGTACTGCTTCACTTGGCATATACAATGCATCTATCATTTCGGTAGCAAAATCAGCATGACCTGACCTACATATATCACCCACGTCAACAAATTGACTAGTGGAATCTGAATCTACTTCTGCTACGAAACTATGTTTAAGATGTCTTTTAATATGCTTATATAGGTAAGCAGTAGCTTCATCTTTAGTCTTCCAACAAGTTGCTCTAGTGATGTATAAAAAATTGTGAGACGAGAACAACATTCCCATCCCACCCATTTCTTCATCTTTCCTAGTACCCAGAAAAATGCCTTCTTCTGGGTCAATGATGATGTAACGCATTACATTCCTTTCTTAGCTTTCCACTTAGCCATAATGTCTATAGACCACTGTGGATTTTTACCTTCTAAGATTGCGTGAGGTGTTAAACCTTCGGCACGTTTAGCGGCATATTCTTCTACCGTCCAGTTTTTCTTCAACTCTTTGACAAAGTTTGCTTTTGTGAAAGGAGTACCACTGTATTTAAAACGAGCAAGAAACAAGTCAATGCCACGTCCGATATTCGAAGGGTGGATGTTTGGCTTATCTTCATAAACTGGTTGACCTTCGTAAGAGCCAGTAAACATAAGGTATCCACCGTGGTAGCTAAGGTTCTCATTAGTAAAAGCAGTCATGATATTCTCTCTTTCGTTTTGATTACATATTATGTATAGAATCAAAACAAACTAGTGTCAAGTGTTAATTTGCAATAAAATGTATGTTTAACATATCAAGAACATCATGGTATTTTGCCATCTCAAGGATTTCCCCTTCCATAGCTTCAAATACGTCAGGATGTTCACCAATCCCTGCTGGGTTTGCTAGATATACTTCTACGTTCATTTTATGCTTATCGATGTGACCTTGTGCGTGTGAACGCATTGCGTCTAACATTTTATTTCTGTCTATCATAATATAGTTCCTTTTACATATTGTTAAGTTCTTTGTACTTCTTACGTACACTCAAAAAGTGTTCTAAATAATCGTATGTATTTATCTTAAATACCTGAGGCTCATTATGGTCTACAGTTATTAAGATTACACCCTGTTTAATGGGTATTCCTGTTCTCTCATAGAAAGCGGCGGCATAGAAAGATGCTTGAATGAAGTAACTTGTAATCCATTCCACTTTCTTTGGTTTACGAGATGTTTTGAAATCAATAATAGACAACTGCCCATCAAACTCTGCTATACAGTCAACCTGTCCAGCAGTCTTTAAACGATCACTATATAAGAATACTTCTTGCATCCAAATATTGTTTAGGCGTTTATCCATGATCTTTTTGATGTCTTCAAACGAGAAAAGATTAGTTGGCATTGCGCCTTCTTTCCAATCTGGATCGTTATTCAGATAGTCCTCAGCTAACTTGTGTACAGCCGTACCTCTTACTGATGCTTGTTGGGATATCTTATTGGCTTCTTCTTCACCTACACGCTTGCGCCATGCGATGATGCCTTCTTTATTCAATACACCCAAGACAGTGGTGATTGATGGGTATGCGTTACCTTCGGGTGTAAAATACTTACGCCCTGTATCTGTTGTTTTTCGGGTCAACGTAGGTAACACTACGTCGTGCTTCACATGATTAAACATAATATAACTTTCTATTGATTCTGTATTATACCACAGAAAAAATTATTTATCCACCTAAAAATACTTTACTTGATCCAGATGTGATTTTTGCACTGCAATCATACACATCACCTTTGCGACCTGCACCCTTGGTTTCTATAAAAACCTTTCCACTACCAATAGTTAATCCTGGTGTGTGAGTAGAACAAGTTCCACCAATAGGATGGGCAGTAACGGCGTCACCCTGTCGAACGACGCCAATACCTTGTGCGAAAACCTTGCCGCTACATACATTTGTTGATGTGGTGATAGGTGCAACATCACAGAAAGACCCATCAGTTGGGTCTGCATCTCCTGTTGCTACGTGAACTGTATTCACAGTTTCTGTCGTATTACCTCTAGCGGCTTCGGGCATTATGCGGCTTCCAATACTTTTTCTTTGGCGATGATATATTCTTTAACCAAACCAGAACGAACAATATCATCTACTGTGAAATTGATTGTCTTGAATGAAGGAATGTCGTTAAGAACATTCATAAACTCACCAAGACCAGATACATCTGCCCTGTTGCGATTGGTTGCCAAATCATCTTGTTTAGTATCTCCACAGAATATAATTCTTGAGGATTCACCAACACGAGTAATGATCGTGTCTAATTCGTGATATGTCATTGACTGACACTCATCAACTAATATGACTGCATTGTCAAAAGTTAGACCACGAACAAAAGAAGATGTCATAAATTGAATCATGCCTTTTTGTTTTAAAATTTGATAAGCATCTCCACGACCATATAGATCGTTTGCTATATCTTGATATGGGGCTTCATATACAGCCGCCTTTTCTGCTTGTGAACCTGGCATAAAACCTTGTTCTCTTGTTTGTACTGCCGATCTAATGATGACAATCTTTTCGTATTGGTGTTTCGTCATGACGTCTTGCATTGCTAGGTACATTCCACACATCGTTTTACCTGTGCCAGCAGTACCAACTGCCGCGAGATTTTTTCCTTCTTTATAAGAGTTGAATAGGTCTGATTGAGAGACTGTTAATGGTGTAATCTGTCGCATTGCGAATTTTTGGTTGAGAATACCTACCATATGTTCGCTGTCTCTAGCTTGTCTACGCTTTTCCTTGCGGGATAATCTGCGCTGTTTTGTCATGAAACCTCCTTGTGATAACTCAAGATCAGGATTTTACCATGTGTTGATGTTATCTTTTTTATGATGATGTTTTACGTTTTTGAGTACATCTCGAAAGCTGTCATCGGGCTTTTTAATCCCAAGACGGTACGGGTCAACTGTCCCCGGAAACTTATTAAAAATTTGTTTGATATGAGTGTTGGTAGCTAGATAATGCTCTAAGTTTGCCCAAGGCATACTTTCTTCAAACTGTTCATGTGTTTCTTTGTTTTCAAAACTATAGGTAGGCATCAATGCTCCTTATATTCTATACATCTATTTATAATATGATTTCCCACGAAACGACATGTTCGTGAAATTTATTTTTTTTATTTTTACAGGCTTTCATGTAATTAGTCTATAAATACCATGCCAATTAGGAACGTTTGTTACGTCGTGGTGAAAAAAGTCCTTACTGTGGTTAGATGTTAATAGATATGCGTCTAAACCCATCTCTGCACCAAGTTGGGCATTCTCTGGCTTATCTTCCACCCAGATACAACCACTGTCACGATATGGCTCAAGAGCATCATGCTTTTCAGCACCGCAAGGCAAGCAGATTATTTCTTCAAAAATCTTTCGACCAAACACGGCTTCAAGGTTCTTCTTGCGAAGTTTACCTGCATAAATGTCATCTGATAGAGATGTAATTACATGGAATACATAACCATGATCTTGATTTAGTTTTCGAACATACTTAACGGAGTCACGAAATGGTGTTAACCACCCAATAGCCGCAGACTGATTAAAATACTCAATCATTTCATGTGCTTTCTCTGGTGTGATACCAAACGTAGCACCCATACAGTAAGTCGAGATGGTTGGGTCTACTGGCTTATAGCCTTGCGTATCCATCCATCTAAAGAAGCTGTACGTCCATTCTAATAGCACACCATCGCAGTCTACCATTATCACTTTTTCATTCATCATCATAATATAAAACTTTCTTAATCGTCTTTTTTAACAGACAAGTTTGCTTGTTTCTCATCACGCTTCATGCGCTTTCTGTCACGTCGTTGTTTCATTCTGTGTTCTTTATCATGAACATCATCGTCACCTGATCCCCATTCTTCATCGTAATATTCACGGAATTTCTTAAAACTTTTAGCCATTTATTTTACTCTTCGATTAATTCTGGAAATGCTTCCATTACAGTTTTCTTTGTAAGTCCTTTTACAGACTTGTGCGATATCATATGGTTTGCCAATAAATCAGCATCTTCATTATCAATGTCTTCTAAAAGACTGATGAACAGTTGTTCACGCTTAATTGGTTTCAATGTGTCGTAACCACCACCCTCAACGAAAATCCTCAGTCTACGTGCCTCTTGAAATAAAAGTGCTTTAGCTTCATCTTCGTATTCATTATATTTCCATGGTGGGGCTGTGTCTGGTATTAAAAACTTTACCCCTACATCATATATATTCTTTAAGACAACTCGCAAAGGTTGACTGTCATTTTCTTTGAGCCAAGCAACCTTTTCGCTCTTAGAGCCAAGTGTTTGTACGTGATTTACGATTTCTGAAATAGATCGTCTTACTGCCATATTAAAAATCCTGTATGTCTGAAACTAAGTTCTTTAGTTTTTTAGTTATAAAAAAGTTAAACAAATGTTGACGTCCAACTGTTTCTTCTTGGTTAAATTCGTTTATGATCATATCTTTATAATCTTGTGGAACTTGTTCCAAGTCGATCATCTGTTTATTACGATTATATCTTGCAAGAGTTTCATCGTCCATATTCTCAGTAGTACCTCTATACAAACCCATACGCTTCTGCGTCATAGGCTTCTGACGTTCTCCTACAGCTAAGCAATTGTCAGCCGATAGGATATTAGGTACGCCATCACCGCTATCTCCCTTGATGATATGTTCTTCAAGGAACTGTGATGGGTTCTTATCACTTAACCAACGCTTACGGATAGGATCGTACTGATCAACGTTTGCGTATGTCTGTAACTGAATGAAGTCTTTATCAGCCGACAGAATTAAGTATTTTTCAGCACCTGTATTCATTGTCGTGCCTTCTTTGTGTATAATAGTACCAATAATATCGTCTGCTTCACAATGATCAATATGAATGACCTTGTATGGGAAGAACTCACGCATTTCATCACGAATGACGTTCATTGTGTTAAACACTGCACCCCAATCAAGATCAGATTTATCTCGTGTCTTTTTGCGGTTAGCTTTGTAGTATGGATACGCTTCACGTCTCCACGTATTCTTTCCGTCAGCACAAATGATTATTTCACCATAGTCTTTGTGAAACTTCTTTCTATTCATTCTGACAGAGTTCAAGAACATGTGACGAATGACGTTTTCATCAATGTCAATGTTCGTATGATTACCTATGCTCGAAAATAGCGAGGCTAAGATAACCTGATTAAAGTCCATTAGGATTGCCATAATATTTCTCTTTATTTAGTTGTATAGACCATTTTAGTCTATATCTTCCTCATTGTCAAGTGTTTTATCAATTATATCTACGTGAAAGTCTTCAATGTTAAACGCATCACGAGCAAATTGCTGTAATGGATGCTCTATACCTTGAGTCTGTAGATGTAATGATTTTATTGTTTCTAAAATAAGAACTAGTGCTGGAAAAAATTCATCTGGGTCTTCACTGAAGTTACAACCACTTCTAATAAGTTCTGTGAGTACGGTTTGCCAAATTACTTCTGATACTTGTTCAGAAAGACCAAATCTAAAATCGGTAATTTGGTTTTCAAGATCGTCCTCAGAGGTGGGTGGTGTACCCATCCTCTTCATTTTAGGGAATTCAATTATATCAGCCATTCGCTCTCAATTCTAGTAAAAGTTTTGTCCAATTACTTTTGAAAATATCAATGTTATGTGGGTATAACTGACACCTATCAGTATTCGTCATCTTATGAATAAAGTCAGGGTCATTCTTTTGAATATCCAATACTTGTTTAGCATAAGCATAAGCAATATTAGCATGTGCAGACTTATCTTCATTGTAGTTATACTGAATTGTAGCATTTGCGCTTGTTTCGCTTAAAGCACCAAGATTAGGGTGAATACATAGAACACCACAACGAATGGCTTCGATCATTGCAATACAAGATGTTTCTTGCCAAATACATGGATACAAGAAGATGTGAGATTGCTTGAGCGCTTCCAAAACAGTACCATTAGGCTGTGCGCCATGGTATGTAATGTGTGGGTGATCAGTCAATTCCATGAACGTTTCACGGTATGGTTCGTCTCTTTGTTCCCACCCATAGATGGAAAAAGATGAGAAGACATCTAAGTGGATATTGTCATGTACCTTAGTCAGTGCGTCAAATACTGGATAGAGCAATTCTAAGCCCCTGTGAGGCGTTGTATGGTAAATAAACCGAATTTGTTCAGTAGATTTCTTACGTGGCTCATATGTCGTTTCTATGGCGTTCTGAATGATAGAACACTTAGAGAAAGGAATGCCATACATAGCATTGTATTGGTCACGTTGCCATTGAGAAACAAAAACAAAATGGTCAAACTGTTTCCATTTTTCGTTGCGTAAAATAGTATTTTCTGGGTCTTGAGCCAAGTCATGGCAATATAGAATATTCTTATTAACATCTGCTGGTACATGTCTTGGTCTTGAGAAGTGAATAGCAACATCACTTAATAGTTCAGAGTCCACGTTGTCTATCAGACGCTTACGCATCATTTCTGTACCACCATTTGCGTTTTTGGATTGTTCGCTCTCGACAACATTTCCTTTATGAATCATGCTCATTATTAATTCTCCGAATTACAATAGTTTAAAATCAGTTACAGAATCCCAACGAAATGAACGCCAACCTGGAGCATTCACATCATACACCACGCAAACTTCTTCGTTTACGGCGCGAACTTTTTTCTGTGTAAGGGGTTCGTCTTTTTTGGCTGCTGGAAGTACGCTTTCCATGAGTGTACATTGCATTACACGCATATCACCATTTTTCTTGGTGAAGGTTACTTCGCAAGTTCTTTCTTTTAAGTTGGCAATGATACCATCTTTATAAGCTTGTCTAACTGTTTCCATAATGTATCTTTCTTTTGTTCAGTCAATTATTTATGCCTCAAACACTACCAATTTTAAGTCTATGGTTAAAACTTTAAAAACTACTTCTGATGCGTCTTTAAGTGGGTCTATTCGTAAATTAGCAATAAACCTATCCACAAACTGCAATTCTTTGTCGTGTTGTGCCGCTATTTCTAGTCCTTCAAAAAATGTTTCGACATCATAAGGGTTCTCATAGAATGTCGATGTAAAAAGCTTTGCCTTTGGTTTGGCGTTACGCTCTTTCTTTGATTTTGACATTTGTTTCCTCTTCATATATACAACTTAGTGCGTTATTTAATTCAGCAACAGTTCCATTATTGTGTATTCTGTACGTCCTTATATTAAACTTGTGATCTAGTATGTATTTATTGTCAATATCTGTTTTGTGAGAATTAACATATTCTCCTACTATTTTACCATCAAAATACCTACGACTATCTATGGAATAGTCACAGTCATCTCTTGTAAGTTGCACAAGAACGAAATTGTCTGAACCGATTTTATTTATAATTGGAAACAGTTCGTGAACAAAACCACCATCAGATATTACATAATTGTTTTTTGGGTCTACTTCTTCTGCAACCTTCTTACCAAAGTAATCAAGACCTTTGCGAGGTTTTATCACTTTTTCTGATGTGTATATCATAGCCTCACGGCGTGACATGCCATCAAGATGCGCGGAAGGACTTTCTTTTACAGTTCGATTATCATAGTCTTGCATGAACCATTCTTCACTAACGTCGAAATGTTTGAAAGTTTCTTTGAATAGTTGATATTTAAAAGATAGGTGTTTGAACCCTTTAGCTTTAAAATAATCAGCCGCGCAATCTTTTCCAGATGCTGGAGGTCCGTTAAATAGTATAATCATTATAAATTCGTCACTTTCTATTTTATATTTCTATTAGGATACACTATTCTATCAGAAATGTCAAGTCTTTTACATGGCTTCGATGAATTTTGCAGTTGATTATGCCATTGTAATAATCATCACGTAACAGTACATCATGTTCAAACTGATACTTAGCCTCAAGGTAGCCAAGTTCACCTTTCTTCATACATAAGGTTAGTATCTCCCTGTGGAAGTTATCAGCGCCTTTTTCTTCAAGCATTTCTTTTACTGCATCAGATGAACCGTAATAGGTTTTCCAATCCGACTCTTTTATAACAGTACGCCTACGCTTATATCCTTTTAGAGGGGGAAGCTTACGAACAGACTTCAACAGTTTCTTTCCAACGTATTTCATTCCGTTAGATTTGTCTGTGATTAGATACACGAAACCAATGTATTCTCCAATCATTTCAGAAGTGAATTCCTCACCCTTGTAATACCACATAATAAATCTCCATAAGCTATGAAGTTATTTATGTTGGTTCGATAACCCTTGGAATGCAGATTGCTTGAGTACCTTTAGGGAAAGAACCCATAACACCACTAAACTCAAAACCAAGACTAGATCGTGCTTGAAAGCACTCTATCATAGTGTCATAAGTCCAATAGCCCTCTACTGTAGGTTCGTGGTACGATCCATTAAACATAAGGTTTATAAAAACTAGTGTCCATACCTCAGTCAATACAAATCTCCTCTTCGTCTTCGAATGTCACCATTACTTTCAAAGTTCGATTATCATCTTGCAACGAAAGCCATACACGTTCAACATTATGTTTAGCATACGACCTTCCGTTGTTATCAATTACTTCAACTCTAGTAATAGGATATTCGAAATGAATTTGATCTGGTTGTTTATTAAACTCAGTCATAACCACGCCCAACAACCTTGTCTACGTCTTCATCGTCTACCCATTCATATGTATACCATATCCTCACGTATTGATTGAAGTCTTCACCAAAGTTACCCAACTCAGCCATTGGATAACCTTCCGATACTAACCAAAGATTTAAACTCCATGGTTCTGGAAGTGGGTTTGGTAGTGCCTTTGGAAATCCATATGCCCACCCTTTAGGTGGATCAACCCAAGTCGTTTTCATAATATATCTCCTTATAGTTTTCCATCACCAAATCCACCAGAGGTATCCTCTAGTTCTTTGGCTAGTTCATTGTACCCACCTATGAGTTTTCCATAGCGGAATATTTGTGGTACTGTCCTATACCCTTCGGTAAGCAAATTGTCAAGTTCGCTCTTGTACATTTCATATTCAATGTTTTTGTATTCGTATTCTAGCCCCATGCGTTCGCATAGTTTCTTGGCTCTAAGACAAAAAGCACATGTTGTAGTCCCATAGATATTAATCATTTTCATTTCCCATCAAATAAGCACCTTCTGGCAGATGCATTGCCGCTGTCATTTCATTAAACTGCTCTGGTGACATCTCAATAAGAGAATAATCACTTCCGTCTTGGCTCCATTGGCGAATGTACACAATATCATCGTATATT